CTCGACTCTCACCAAGGATCGTACGCCAATTAAATTAGTTTGACTTACATCGAACGAACTTGTTTCAGGCGTAAGATAGTCCATGTCGATGCCTGGAGTCTCTACGCTATCATGGTAAATGTAATTAAGCTTCGTATCGAAGAAGTCGACATTACACCGACTCATAATAAATGTATGCCTCCAGTTTTACTAATGGGTTTTCATCGTTATCGCCTGTTACAGCAATAACGTTACTTCCATTTTGAATTGTTACGAATCTTTTCGTCGAGAAGTCGGACTGCTCGTACAGATCTGAGATCAAAGTGTTGTTTATAGCACTTCGTCTCTGAATTCTATACGGATCTGTCGTATTATCGACTAATAAGTATTCGTTTTCGCCAATTGTGAAGTTGACTTTACCGGTTTCGAACAACACGCCATTGACATAATGTCTCCATGAAGGATTAACGATTGGTCCGTAAACAGTAAGTCTAGAAGGACTAGGATTAACGCTATCGGATTTAATTCCTTTAGAGAACTCGTCAAGCGGACCCCATTCAATACCCCAAGTGATTCCCCACTTAAGAATGTTATCTGGCTCAACTACGCCGTTTGAGATAGCGGTGTATTTGTACCAGGGAGTTTTCGGCATAAACGAAATGCTGCAATCGAGATAACCTTGTTTGTTCATCTCGGATTTGTCCATCTTCGTAACGTCTACATCCATTCGATAAGTAGTACCGGACGGAAGAGTCGGAGATGCTTCGTTATTGGGAGTATAAAGCAGTGTAAGAGGTTCTTTGTATAAGAACTGAACGAAATTGAAATAAGACAGGTAAGGATCAGCCCCAAAGAGCGCCACCTTACCTGTTATCTGTTTCTGTTTTCTCTTACGATTCACTCGTACCCAACGGTCTCCAACTTGACGATAAGAATCCGATCTCTCGAAACCTAAGCCAGCTGGGTCGTGAAAGAACAAAGACTTCTCGGTGATACTACAAGACTCACCTGCGCCATTAACCAACGTAAAGAATCTCATAATACACCTAACCTCCGATTGATACGACCAGCGAGAATGTTGTCATCCAGGTACAAATCACTTCCATTTTGAACTGCTCCGAGGATTCGATTGGTGACGTCTACCAATGAGTCAATCTGGCTCACCTGTGAATTAATCTGCATGTTTGCAGAGAGAGCTGCGGCTCTGGAGGAGTCGAACATATTGCTCAATCTGTTAGCAGAAGAACTTGCGCCATTAATGTCTACAACAGGAGTTATAGACAGCCTCGAATTCTCCTGGAATTCGCCATTCAAACGACCTGCTAAATAACGAGCTGCGTCTACTGTTTCGTCGGTTTTGCTAAGCATACCGTTTATAAGACCTTCAGTTAAATACTCACCGAATCCGAACCACACTCTAGAAGGAGAATGCTCGTCTTCAGCGCCAGTAAATCCACTGTTGAGAATAGCCGCCATCTCGTTAGCTGCGTCTATTGCTGCCTGTTTTTGGGAAAGGAAACCTGCAATAAGACCATTTGCTAGGTTTTCGCCAGCAACGAAGAACTTATGCACGTTGTCGTTAGACTTAAGCACATTGCTCATATCAGTAGCGAATTTATCAGCTGCATCTTTCGCCACCTTATAAGATTCAGTGTCTTTGAATGCATTAGCTACTTCTCTTGATAGATCGTGTCCTCTAGTCTTGAATAGATCCAGGTTAGACTGAAGTTGCAAGGTATCCATGATATAACCCATGAATATCTGCGTGCATTCTTGAACATGACCAGTATCCAGTGCCAAGCCATCAGCAATATAAGTTGCCATCATCTGTCCAGCTTCAGTTAGACGAGTGAGAATATCTTCGTTAAACGCGCCAAGGAAGTCGTTGAACAGACTAGAGATCATGTTTCCTATCGTGAAGTTACCATCTTCGTCTGTGCTAGAAGTAGCAACTTCATTCAGGATCTCCATTGCTCTCTGGAAGTTTGTAGCAAAATCAACAAGGTTTGTGCCCCATGTTGCTAGTGATATTGCTACTCCACCGTCATTGCTAGTAAGACCAGACTCTTCGAATTTCTTCGGAATCGTTAAGATCTTATCGATCATGTCCATTGCTGGGGTTAGATCCTCAACGGTATAGCCGTCAAGAGATTCAACAAACGACTTAAGCGAACTTCCGAGATTAGTTATTCCAGTAGCAAAACCATTTATAGTATTGTCACCGAATAAGAACTTCTCAAGTTCACCTTCGATCGAGGTTGGAAGTTGCTGTGATTTTGTGACAAATTGGTCAATAGCACTCATGCCCTTTTCAAGGCCAGCATCGTCTATTCCCAAAGCTATAGTTGAGAAATCAACAAGAGCTGTCGCTAGACTGTCTAATCCTGTAGATAATGTATCCCAGCTAAATCCAGCCTTATCAAACTCTCTGCCGATATTAAGCCCAATTCCAGCAAAACCAAAGCCGAATCCTGCTTTACCGCTAGATTCACCTTCCGGTACCATGCTTGCAGCTTTAGCAAGATCTTTTACAGCCTTAACTGTCTGTACAACTCGGTCAACATTCAACGCGCCTTCTTCGTTGCCAGTCATACCGATCTCTTCGTTGAACTTTATGATCGACTGAGCAAGTCTTGAAAGGCCATCTAGTCCGTTATCGTCAGACGTACCAACGAGATTCGCGAACGAATCGAATGATCCGATCTCTTCAGTCTTAGAAGCTATCTTTGCAATTTCGTCAATGGCCTTAGAAAAGTCTTTGATACGTCCAATATCAAACGCATTGTCAGACTTAATCTGGTTATAGAATGAAACAACTGTCGCAGCTGCATAGTTAATACCAGCATTGAAAAGCTGCCACTCAGTAGGATCGAACTCAGTATCAGTCTTGAGAACTCCGACCATGATTTCGATCGATTCTGCTGCAGTTTTAGTCTTGTTTACGTCTACTCCTCCAATTTTCAGGACATCATAGAACGTATCCAAGCCTCCTCCAAGCTGAGCCATTAAGTTAGCGAAGTTTTCGAAATGCGCTGTGCTAAGGTTTGTCTTACTCAGCGTATTTATAGCTCTTGAGAACTCAAGTAACCCGCTAGTGACTGTCGTCCACTTTGTGTCTGAGAAAACAGTTACAAACTCTTTAAGATTGCTTGCGAACTTTGACATGTTCTCGCCAGCTTCAGGAAGTTTTTCAGTGAAACCAAATATAGCCCCACCAATTAACTTACCGAATGCTTCACCGAGTTTCTCGAAGATCGCAACAATCATATCGAGTCCTTCATTAAGCTGCTTAGATATTCCAAGTGACCCAATAAGTGTTGCTAAACCACCGATTAAGAGCACTATTACATCTATTGCAGCGCCTAAAGCCGCAGAAACCTTGATAAGCCCCAAAGCTGGAACACCGAGCTTTGCAAGCGCTCCCATCACTATACCAACCGTCGCAATTATCAACGACAATGATGCCGCTTTTGCTAATAGATCATTAGGATTTCCTAACTTGTTTAGTTCTTCCAATGCCTTTACAGTCATGAAAAGAACTATTCCGATTGCTGCTACTTGTGCTATCAGTGATGTCACTTTAATATCATGTAGACTCTTTAAAGCAAAACCAACAGCAAGTAAAACGCCACCTAAAGCGCCTGCTGATTTCAATATCGATGGCATATCCATTATTGACAGCAGCATCAAAGATCCTGTAAGCACAGCAATAACCAAAGCGAATGCCATGATCTTAGCAGCGCCGCCTTTGAACGGATCTGCTGCCAGGCCTACTGCAGCGCCAAGAGCAATAATGACGAGACCTAATGAAGTAGCAGATACCAGCATCTTTTCAGGGCCAAGACTGCTAATAGCATTCATAGCTTGAGCGATGATGTAAACTGCTGCGGCTAAAGCAAGAAGCTCTTTACCAATATCACTACCTGCGCCTTTTCCGAAGAAATTCAGCATTCCTGCTTGGCGAGACATGAAATATGTGAAAGCTCCAAGAGCAAACATTATGCCTGTAACGGCCAAACCGCCCTTAATTAATGTCGCTCTATTTAACTTGCCAAGATCTTCGATAGCTTCTCCGATCATCTTTAGACTTATGGCAAATGAAATTATCATTGCTGCCATGCCTTTTGCACCGCCGCCAGCAACTTTAGCTGCTCCAGCCATTGCATAGACTCCGATAATCGCAGGGATCAACTTTACCAAACCCGCCAATAATTTGCTGAAGTCTTCTTTGGCAATACCTTTAAGTACCTGGACAAATAACCATAGCGCTCCAACCATTCCTAAGAAACCAACAGTGTTATTGAACTTAAGGTTGTTGACACCATTGGCTAATCCTACGATAGCTACTGTAATGAACATTAACGCAGTAATACTCTTGACAAGACCGTTAGCATCCATGTCCTTAAGCTCATTTAGGATTTTTATGACTCTTCCTAAAGCCGCTACAAATACATAAAGAGCTGCCATGCTCTTAATATCTATTGCATCTGCTTGATTTAATTTCTTAAGAACCCACATTACACCAAGAAGAGCAACAAAGACAATTCCGAGTCTTATAAGGCCAAATTTGAGATCATCTCTGGTTAGCTTATTGATGTAATAAATTGCAGCAATCAATCCGCCCATTGCCATTACAACAAGGACAGCAGATGCTATTCCAAGCGCCACGCTCTTTGGATCAGCAGCTGCTATTGCCGCTAGAGCCGCTAAAGAACCAGCAAGGACAACTCCAATAACACCTATTGCAGCAGCACCCTTACCGATTTCGTCCCAATCCAACCGGCTAAGCAGATAGAATGCTCCAGCAATAATTCCAATAGCTATTGCAACAGAAGTAGCGACGGACGTATAAGCTTTTACTTTTAAAGCCTTAAAGAAGCCGCCTATCTGACTGCCCAAATTTCCGATTGACTTAAGGAACTTTGAGGCTCCTTGCAGCACTGACAATGCTTTGTACATCAATACAAAATAGCCAGCGAGCGCTGCAAATCTGGCAACTCGTTCCCAAGGAATATCCATGATCTTGTCAACAAAACCACGAATCGCCTCTATGAAAGGATTAAAGAAGATTTTAAGTTTCTCAAATCCGGCTTTAGCAAACTGTCCAACCAGTTTAACGATTAGGTTAAATGCATCGGTAACTGTATTGACACCATTCGAGAATGAAGCAAGAATCGGGCTTGCTAGCTTAAGCTCTCCAAATAGGTCATTGAACAAATCACCGTACTTTCTAAATGCTCCAGAGGCAAATTTAACTCTGGACAACAAAGAAGTATCCGGAATGACAGCTGCAAATACCTTATTAGCAAGTGTCTGGGCTTTTGAACCAATCGGCCCCGAAGGGATTAATCCGGTCCAGAAATTCATGAACGCTTTACCAATGCTAGGGATCTGGCCGCCATAGTTCTCATACCACTTTTTGGCAACTTCGAACATGTTTTGGCCTTCTTGGAAAGCTCTAACACCAAAACCGAAAGCCGCCTTGCTAAAGTTCTTGAAAGTAGTTACTGCAGTTCCAGTAACTGTATTCAGGTTGCCCATCGCCCTAGCTAAAAGACCAGAATCTTTAGCCCATGTGTGGACTCCTGAAATGCTTTTGGACAAATTCCCAAAGAATGTTGATGTGTTAACGGTAGCCCAGCTGATCCATGTCTGAATATCACCAAAGAACTTGCTGCTTGATAAACTTTCCAGCTTAGTTTTGATGTTATCGATGACTCCGTTGAAGTCGGTTGTACGATTCTTCAACGATTCCATCTGTTCGCTGAACCACTTTAAGATCGGCTCGAGTTTAGCGCCAATAAAATCAGCAATCTTTGACAGACCTACATAGAAAATATCATTCTCTACTATGAAATCTCGAAGTGCTACGAGCATGTCTCCGAGAGATCCAGTTACACCTAATGCACCTTCTCCAAACTTGGTAAGGTAAGGAATAATTCTAGATCCAACTCTAATGATTGCCGAAATGGCACTAGCAATTATCTGTATGACCGCAACAGCGCCTTTGAATGTACTTGCTAAATTAAGAACATTCTGGGATACAGTATTGACTGTTTCCGCTTCTTCTTCCATTGACTCTGTAACTTCAGAATTAGCGTCTGCTGTTGCTTTTGATACTTCAATGACATTACCAAGCTCATCTCTGTATCTAAATGTACAGTTCAGAGCTTCATTTACTTTGTTTTGTAGTCCTTCATAGGACCAGCCTAATTCTTCAAGGGCCGTCTTTCTTGCAGCGCCGTTGCCGAAGTCGCCTCTAATGATCTTTGAGACCATTGTTGAGACTTCTTCGAAGACTTGTTTGCCCTCTTCGGTGGTGTTGATCGCTTCTTCGACTTTATCGGTTACGCCTTCAATGGCTTCTTCAACATCTTCGAAGAACGGATTAGCAAGCTCAAATACTGCAGCAATTCTTCCAGTGACTTGCTCCAGAACTTTTGCAGCTGTCGCTAAGCCCTGGGCCATGAGATCTTTGTTTCCAAGTATCGGGAAAAGCTTAATAACTCCGGCCCTAATATGGTTAACAATACCATCAAAAGTTTGAGCAATATTAAGCAGTGACTTTCTAAAAGACTCTGCTCCTCCGGCTTCACGCCACACTCCTAGCATTTCATTTCTGAAATCGCCCATTGAAACGAATAGGTCGTAGAATGTTTCATTGGTAAGTTCACTAAAGAAGTCCGTTGCTTCTTTGTAGTTACCAAATATTAATTCCCATGTTTTCGACCAGCCTTGTCCTACCGACTCTCTAACGTACTCAATAGTGTCACCCCAAGTTTTGGTCTCCTGACCTGCCTGGAATGCTCTTAACGCAAAATCGTCAAGTGATCCTTTGTTTGCGTCAATAGCGGCTTTTACAGTCGCATAATTGTCGCTCATATCATAAAGAGCTGAAGAAGCGGTTGAGAATCTTTCAGAAAGATCTGCGATTACATCACTTGTAACCCACTTCTCATTGAGTGTTTCAGCAAACGAAGAAACCGTTACCTCGGTGCCTTTGGCAGTCTTAGCGACGCCATTCAAATCTTGTTTCAATACTTTGAGTTTTACGGCAGAGTCAATACACGCCTGGATGAATACCTGAGACTGCATACCAGCGGTTTTCAAGTAAGAATTCCAAATGCCAAGGCTTAAATATCCAGAACTAATAGCTCTTTGAAAGCCTATAGAAGCGTGTGAGAAGTCTTTAGCATTTACACCAGAAATAGCTGCTGCGTTAGCAAGACCAATAATAGTGTTTTTAGACTTCTCAAGCTCTATACCAGCTGAAGAGAAACTACCAAGTGCTGAAACCATCGAGTTGAAGTCATATGAGGTTTCGTTAGTAAACCATTCAATTTCATCAAGTACGTCTTCAACTTTATCGATAGTATTATCCGCCGATGCATTGACAATCTTCTGAACAGCGGCAACTTTACTCTCGTATTTACTCCATCCACTTGTGATCGGATCAATTGTAAATGACTTAACCAGCCTTTCGGCGGTTGCCATAGCCTGATTAGTGATTCTCGAAAGTGCGCTAATAGCGATTACTTCCATCGCAGAGAATCTTTGGCTAATCACTTCAACTCCATTTTGAAGAGGATTGAGGTTTACTCGGCTAACCGACTTGTTTAGGTCTTCGAAACCATCCGCAACTTTGTCCATCTTAAGAGATTTCTTAAGATCGTCGAGGTCCTTAATAGTGTCCTTAACACCTGACTCAAACTGTTTATTGTCAAATTGCATCTCGACAATACGTTCATCAATGTTATTGGGCATTATTTAGTCACCTCCTTCCAAGCTTCGTCAGCTATCTTGTCGAAGATCGGTTGGATAGCTGGATTAATAAAATCGCGGCCTTGCACATAGCCGCCTGTTCCGGTTCCGTGACCGTATTGGATTAGAATCGCAATCGGGATTCCTTTATTGACGTGTGAATTACGCCAGTAGATCTTGTAACCCCTAGACGATTCAACTATTTCGTAACTCCATGAATCTGCAGTTTCCCCACTGTCTTTCGGGGTATTCTCTTGAAGAGCTTCTACGCCCTGCTCGGCATAACTTGTGAGGATCTTATAAACGTCCATCTTCTTGTTACGATTTAAAAAAGCTTCAGTGTTTTTGAAGCTTCCTTTATGGACAAATTTAATCATAATTTACCCGCGCGTCTTCAGCGCTTTCCTTCTAGCATTATTCAATTCAGCATTCTGCTTATAGACTTCGCCTCGGGGCATTTTCTTGCTCCTCTTAGGATCGTTCTCCTCCGCAGCAATTTCGAGTAAATTTAAAAGTCTGCTTAAATGCCATTTCTCGTAAGAAGATGGAATATTAGCAGACGTCATCCAAAAATAAATCTTTTCACTTACAATTGTGTTCCTTCCTCCGCCTTTTCCCTTAGCTGGAATGTAAGCGGACATAGGAGTAGTTATGTATTCCCTAATTCTCTCTTGTTCTGACTCCGGAATAAAGTAATAAATGCCTGGGTCAATGTTTTGAGTGATCGTCATGCATCTATAGTAGTCAATTGTTTCTTCTGGAGTCATCTCGTAACCATACTTTAAGAATGGTTTCTTCCAGGTCATCTCCCATTTTGAAATGGAGAGAAGAGAATGTTTCATTCGAATGACCGTACGTTTGATAGTAAGGAATTCTTCTTTTGCGCTATCCCATGCTTCTTGTTCAGGAACAACAACTTCGATTTCATCTCGATCTGACATTCTCTCCTCCATTAAAATTAGTTAGTTTTTCCAGGAAGCTTAGGATTATTCTTCAGTTCTTCGACGTTTACGTCTTTAATGAGCTTAGCCGGAACTACTTTCGTAACGAATTCGATAGCTTTATCGACGTCAGAAAGGAGCTCTACATACAGCTCAGAGTAAGCGTTAGTACTGATGAACGAATCCGTAATTTCTTTGCTCTTATGGAAATGCTTTCCATCATCAGATTTCTCACCATAAGAAAGTGTGATGATCTCTTTGAAGATGTCCATAATGGCGGAAACGTCACGAGTGTTAACAATTCGCTCAAGCTTAGCCTGGAGTCCTCCAGACTGCTTTGTTTCCATTTCAATCAATTCCGCCTGAGTGAGATTGAAATAAAAGTCTTCTGTGATTTCATTTCCATTAAAGTCTTCGTACTTAATAGTTTTCTTAAACATTTTTGTTCTCCTTTTTTGTTCAAAAAAATTAAAAGGGATGGCCAGCCGAACTGAATACCATCCCTAAGAATTCAATTAGCCACCGACGGGGGCAACATATCCGAGTGTTGAAGCAACTTCGTCCGGAAGCGGAAGATACGGATCGGTTCCTTCAGATCCGCCAGACGCGTCTGTTCCGAAGAGCTTAGCTTCAAGAGCAGCGAGCTTCGCCTTATCTGTTTCGCTTGTGAACTTTGTGGAGTCGATCTCGATGTAGGAAGTCGGCTTGAAACCAGCGAAGTTTACAGGGTTTGTGGAGAATTCCCAGCTGAAGGTAATAGCTTCAGGAGAGTCATTCTTTGTAGCATAGCTACGTTCAGACGGAGAGCAAGTGGCACCATAAACGAGGTGCAGCATATAGCCATGGTTATCGAGATCAACATCGTTACCAATGAGAGTACGATAGCAAAGACCAAATGCCTTACGTCCCTGAAGACCTGCGCGGAGACCCGGAACAACCTCTGCAGATCCATCGCACTGAGCGAATTCATCAGGATATGTGTATGCTTCGATGGTTCCGCCGAATTCTTCAGCAGCACGCATTTCGACATACTTGATGTTATCAGCCCACAGCTTCGTTACGTCAGCACCAGAAGGAGACTGAGTTACGCCTGTGAGGCCGTTCCATACAACACCTGCCGGATAAGTGCCATTAGCGCCTACCGGATAGAGAACACCATGGTCAACACCAGTTTCAAACAAGTGCTTGCCGAGTTCATCCCAAACAAGTTTAGACATTATTATTCCTCCATTTTGATTTGTTTTCACCAATACAAAGAAAACTGCCAGTGATTAAGATTGTCTGCGGCGTATCCTCTCTGGAATTCGCAGTACTCGAATGCATCTGTGACTTTCTTGTCCCAACATGCATCCGGGTTCTTATCAATGGCAGTTACTGAGTATCTTCTTCTGAACAGATACGTGTCATTATCGGCGTATCTTGTTCGACCGGCTTCTAAGTTATAGACGATAGCCGGGTATTTCATTTTTACGGTTGAAGGTGGTTGAAAATAGACGTTTTTAGTTCCCAATAGCTCACATAGCTTGGTATGCAGTTCTTCCCTGCGAGGGTCAGTCATTATACACACCTCCGATCGTAAGGACTAATCGTGGGTATTCGACCGATACATCGGTAATTTTCCACTTTGAGCCATACCACTCGATCCATTTCATGTTGTGCATATGGCCAACTGCAAACGGATCGGCTACGATCGAGAATTGGTTACTGATGTTAATGTCGTCATTAACTTTAGGTCCACTCTCTAACCTTCTAGATTGTTTAAAAACATCTCCGTAGTAGATCTTCGTGATAGTGCACGGTTCCCATACTCCAGGAGCTGTTTCTTTCTGAATCTCATAACCGATTCGTCCGCAGAATTTGCTCATAATATCACTCAGTCATCGATGTGAGATACGCGCTCGTAGTATGTTTCGCCAGAGGTGACGGTTGTGTCAGTTGTGCGAACATACTTACCGGAAGCGTTTCTTACATACCAGCCCTTCTGAGCAGGATTGTCATTTTCTCCAGGAGTAACAACTACATACTCTGTCTTGGAACGCTTAACGTCGCCATCAACAGAATCAGGAACTGCTGTCTTGAAGAGAACAATTGCAGAGAACGGAGTTGTCAGTGCACCAGAGCAACGGGTTTCAATCAGGTACTTCTCCTGGTTGTAGTCGATATCGAAGTCTTCGAACATTTCGACTGCGCCGCCCTTGTCAGCGCCAACTGTGTAGTCCTTCATGTTGACGATGATACCCATGAGGTCTTTACCGCCAACCTGGTGATTCTCCATTACAGGAACTGTAACGATCTTGGAAACACGAAGCTTTGTTGCAAGAGCCTGTTCTGTCGGATACAGAGCATGACCGATGCCGTCTTCGAGGAGCAGCATATCTGTCAGCATGTCTTCGGTTGTGAAGAGTGTCGGATTACCAGCACCCTTGTAATCTTTACGAGCCTTAATAGCAGCGCGGATGAAGTTCTTTGCAGTAGCATCATCGTCTGCGCCAACTGTTACAGCCTTCTTGATTGTGAAGAGGTCAGCATCGTTCGCGATCGGACGAATGTTGTCTTCATGAATCTTGTCTTCGTCGGAAGGAAGACGACCGTCACCGATCAGGATTGCACGAGCAATTTCCTCGTTCAGCATCATACGCATTTCGCCCTTGATCCAAGCGACTACATCGAAATCGGTGATATCAATCTTGTCGTCACGATCGAGCTTCTGCTTCTTGTAAATTGTCTGCGGATGAGTAGCACGCTTCAGAAGGCTGAATACTTCTTCCTTCTTGTAGTTGCCTTTGATGTAACCCTTCGCACGAGCTTCATCCTCAGTGATGTTAGCGAAAGTGCTCTTTACGCGGCTGAACGGAGTGTGGTGAACCCCACCCATAACACTGGAAACCCAGTCCATGTCGCGCTTGATGAATTCCGGAGTTTTGTTGAGTTCACGGTCCTCCGGGAACAGCCATTCAAGGCCATCAATGCCGTATTCTTCGGCATGGGCCAGCCAGGATTCTTTGAGGGAACCATACTTCTTACCATCAGTGATGATTGTCTCCATCTGGGAGTGAGTAAGAGTAGGCCCTTCGTCGTGAGTGGAATCAAATACGTTGTGCTTCATGAAATCTTCTCCTTCTTCATCTGAATGTTCGACTTCTTCGTCGTCTTCTTCGTCATCCTCTCCTGCGCCTTCAGCGGCTTTTGCGATGAGGTAGTTCAGAACTTTCTTCTGGTCCTCGTCCATGGAATCGATGACGTCCTGTACTGTTTTGTCAGCCATATCGTTTTTCTCCTTCTTCTCTTCTGGTTCTTCATCTGCATGAGCTAGGTCTTCTGCTGGCTTTTCTTCTTCAGCCGGTTTCTCTTCCTCTTCGGGTTTGTCATCGCTAACTAATGCAGAATGAAAAACGACGTCTGTCGGATCAACAGTTCCGTCGTCGTTCCAGATAGTTCCTTCGAATTCCTCAGCATCGTCTGCATGAGACAATGAAGGGACTTCGATGTAAGCGCCAGGATTTGCGCCAGCCATTACAAGACTGACTTCCCTGATCACGCCATGAAGGACATTACCGCCCTTCTGTTTAAGTTTGTTTGCATAGATGGACAAAGCTGTCACATCGCCGTTCTTAACAAATTCACGGGCGTTCTTTCCTGCTTCTGTACTGTTAAACTTTCCATACGCATAAACACCATCTTCTCGATTCTCGAGGAGGCAATGACCGAGAACTACATTCGGGTCATCGTGAATGTGCTGCCATACAAGCGGAACGACTTTGCCATCGCAATCTTTAAATGCGTCTTTTCTAATGGTTCTTCCATCAGCGCATTCCAGATTGTTTCGTGTGGCCCAGCCACTGAAATCAAATCTTTCTTCCATTTTGATTTCTTCCTCCAAATAAAAAGCCCTTACTCTACGGGCTGCTCGTCAGGAACCT